ATGAGTGATAAGAAAAATATTTGGCAAAATCCTGCTTTGGCTGCGGCGGGTATTGCAACTTTCATGAGTGCGGTGGCTAATTATCTAAATTTGGACGCTAATACAATGAAATTGATTAGCACCATTTCTCCGCCGATTAGCATCTTGCTCAGTTATATTTGCATATGGGCATTAGCTAGATTTTTTGCTTTTTCTATTGCAGAAACAAAAGTATTAACCAGATTAAATAAACGTGAAAAAATTATCCTAAAAGAATTAAAGAAAACAATTATTTACGGCAATTATTGGTTCAATTTAGCATATTTTTTGTCATGACAAAACAAATGCAAAATTGAAGAATAAACCCATGCTTTTTTGCATGGGTTTTGTCATTTTACAAATAGCAATATTGTTGCTTGGCTCTTTGCGTTAAGTACGGCAATATGCACCTTACTGAATTAAATCAAACAAGGACAACATCATGAATACATTCAATAAAACACTAGCTGAACACGGTTACGATGCCGAATTTTGGCGCAATGCTTTTACACAATACTGGTACGAAAACACAGGTGGCGACACCACTTGGTTGGACACCGAAATAGGCGCAGAATTTGGCTATTTGTTCTGCTATGAAATGAGTGATTGCTGTGGACGCGCAAGCAGTATCGCTACATTATTTGAAAACGCTCTCCAGCATACATTTAAAGATGTATAATATCTACGAAACCGTTTCAAAGCACATAATTATGATTTGAAACGGTTTTTATTTTCAGGCAGCCTGAAATTTGTAAATCATATTATCTTCGTAATGCGCTGTTTTGTTCATTGTAATGTGAACGCTAATTTTTTGATAATCCTGTAAATTTTGCCAACCTTCTGCCTTTTCATTCACAATCAAATCCAAATAATCAAGCAGTTCACTCCGCGTTGATGAGAAGAACACAAACGGCGGTCGTACCAATCTCATCAAGCGTAAAAATTCAACCATGCCAAAATAGCCAGCTTTGCGATACGCGCCTTGTGCGGTGCTAACATAGGGTGGGTCAAGCACGAGTAAAGCCTTTGAATTATCTTGGAATTCAGGCAATAACTCATGATACGATTTACTCACCACTTCCACGCCGTCTAAATAGTCGTCCGCGCTGGGATAATCGCTTAATCGCACACTATTAAAATAAGTGTGATTGTAAATTAAATCATGCAAATCAGTTGTTTGCCGTCCACTAAACAAAATCCAACTCGCCACGCAATCCAAATCAATATAGCCGCCAAATGTTTGTAAGGTAGCCTGAATGGTCTTTTTCAGCGTTTCAGGCAGCTTTTGATTGCGCGGATAATCTCTGGTTAAATCAAAAATGATTTTTCGTAATTGATTGGTATCATTGATGTTTTTTAGTCTTTCGGTATAACCGTCAAAATCATTGTAAATCACACGAGCTTTGGGTAAAACCTGTTTTGCGGTGTGAGCCAACAGTCCCGAACCACCAAAGGCATCAACAATTGTCCAGCTATCGCCATCATTCGGAATTTGCTGTTTTAAAAGCGTTTTAAAGTGATTTAAAAATCTGCGCTTTTGCCCTGTAAAGGGTAAGGGGGCTTGTGTGTAATTCATGCGTACTCCAAAGAAAACGGTGCGTGTGCTTGTTTAAAACACACGCACCGTTGGTTCGGTACGCAAAGGTACGCTGGTTAGGCACGCTCGGTGCGCGAAAAAACTTACTTAGATTCAAACGTATTGCGCGTTTTACAACGGCGACATTGAATAATAATACGGTAATTTGTACCCATGACCTCACCAATTTTTCTTTTACAATGAATATTTTGACATTTTAATGATTTCAGCATTTTGCGCTATCCTATATACAAATGATACAATCGCGCCGCCTAGCTAGGTGGCGGCTATACGGATGCAGGCACTCTCTGCTGATGTGGGTGGAATAAACGGTGTTACAGCACCGTCCACTCGCCGTCTTTCTTTCAACGCTGCCATTGTAACTTGGCAGCGTTTGATTTTTGTGATGTAGCATTTCAATACAAAATAACATCACACCCCAATATCCTGTACCGCCAAATCAGGCGCAACGCTTAAAATTGCGCCACCGCCTACATCATAATAGACGGTTTGACCTGCGCTGTAGCCATTGCCATATAACAAAACTTCATTACCAGCCTGTGTAGTACGCGCCAAATAACTGCCATCGCCATTTTTAGCAATGATTTGGGCGACTGCACGGTTGGGTTGATTAAATAATTGATTAAATTGCTGATAAATATTCATCTTTTCCCTTTCAGGCTGCCTGAATTAATCAAATATCCATGTATCTGTCCACGCTCAACGTTTGATAAATCACAGGCACCTCGCCATTCATTGCCACGCTGATTTGCACCGATTTGACCACACCTCGCCACGATTCAGCAGGTTCATTGAATTGCCAAATCGCGCCCAATTCGGCACGGTTTAAACCGTATTTGGGAATCCATGGCAGCTTGACGGTTTCGCTTTTATGTATGCCTGTGTTGCTTAATGCTGCCACGCCAGCCGCTTCGCAAACGTTGTAATCCGTGTAAAGCGTGTGGCTCAAATCGGTGGCACGTGGTGTGTTGCCATGTTCGCGCCGGTAAACGTTGGCGGCTTTACCTTGATTGTGGTTGGCTGCTACGCCGACTGCATGGCAACGCAAATTCTGTTGCAGGCTGCCTGAAATGCTGACAATCGCACTGTTTGGCACTTGCACATCGGGTGCAGCGTCTGCCAACGCCCACGCTGGCACACGCCATATTGGGCGAATATCCAGTTGTGGCAAATAGGGGTGGCTTGCCACGAATCCGCCAGCTGTTTGCGCGATGTCTTGCAGCACTGCAATAGGCGTTTTGTCGGTTAAACTATAGACATTTGCAGGGACAAGCCAATCCACAATCTGCCAATTTTCAATTTTAAAATTTAAAAATTTCAATTGTGAATCAGCGATTTGTCTGGCGTATGATTCTGAATTGACCAAACCAGCAGACGAATGGGCAAAATCCGCGCCCAATAAAGCCGTTTGGCTACGCCCTGTGATGGTGTAGCTTTTTTTACCAAATGCGCGGTTATCGCTAAACTCTTCTGCCATAAAATCAAAACGTTCTGAATTAATTAATACCGTAATCACGTCTTTTTCAGGCTGCCTGAATTTCACTTTAACGAATGATTCGGGCGACACCGTTAAATCGGCTTGCCAACAGTAACCAGCCGTGTCGGCTTTGATATTCAGCGACAGCAATTCCAATGATGTACCGTCCGCTAATTGTGCTTTAATTTCATTACAAATCATATAATTATCCAAATTTGGAATAATAACTTTCGGCTTACCACACGCGAACGAAATCGGGACTTGTGCCGCGTCGGGTTTGGCGGCTTGGGTGCTGAAATCCAGAGGTAAAGCATCGGGTGGAGGCGGTTTGCCACACGCGCAATCACAATCATCACGGTTAGGCGTGTTGTCAATGGGAATTGGATACCATTCACACGGTGGTTGAACGCTGCGACTCACGGCGGTTTTCAGGCAGCCTGAAAGATGATAACCGCTTGATTGCGCGATAAATCCATTGACAAAATATTGTGTGAATGCGGTTGGCGTGGCGGTGCAATTTGTGAGATGGGGGGCGTTGGCTTGGCGCGTGGTGGTGTGATTGGCGTAGAACTGGTTGGCAGCGATACGCGTTTTCAGGCAGCCTGAAAGTTTGGGCGCGAACGCCACATGATTTTGCCAACACGAATGCAGGCGCGCGGTGCTGCCCGATACGCCCACAAACATCAACCACAACCATGCCAACGTCCCGATTTCCACGTTCAGGCAGCCTGAAACAGGCGCAACCGCCACAAATTGCGCCCAATAATTTTGCGCCAACGCTTGATTTTGTCCCGAAACCGCCAAACACGCGCCTTGAGTGATTTGAGCTGACCATGCACTTGTCCAATTTGCGCTAATGGTCGGTTTGATGGGGGCGACTGGTTTGGTGGGTTTTGGGGGCGCGACGTTGTCATTCAATGTGAATTTGAATGGCAACGTGTCGGGCTGCTGTTCAACGCGCCGCCCCAATTCAAAAGGCAATTGTGCGCTATTCATTAATTAATTCACTTTAGGTTTCATGCCAGCCCAGCCATCAATTTTGTTGTATTGCCGTAGGTTGTCGTAGCCCATCAGAATGTAAGTGCGTGTTTCATCAAGATTATCCACACGATAAGTGCCATCTTCGCGTGAATACACATCGCGCACACACATCATGGTTTGTTCGTCAAATACAAAAATTCGGCGGCGAGCAGGCGTACCAGCAACGGTAACAATACCGCTTCCTTCGCCAGAAAAATAGCCACGTCCTGTGTAACGGCTTTGGCGATGGCGAATATTTAATTTAATTTTCATTTAGTTGTACTCAAAATAACTCAAATTTAACAAGTGATTATTTCCGCCACCGTCCGAAATATCCAACAGCAAATAATCCGCGTCATCGCCATCTAATTTTAATATTGACCATGTCGGCATAGCAGTACGTAAGTTATTCATAGATGACAACAAATTAGGTAAAACAGCACGATAAGTTTGCTTTTCCATGACAAAAACTTCATGGGCAATGAATCCACCATGAATCGGGTCGGGGTAAGGTGCTAGGTTGCTATTGCTGTAATAATTGCCACCTAAGTCAGCCATTAATGCGCCACTACCTTGCCACGCTTGTGCCAACATGGGGTTTTTCAAGCTGCCTGTATCCCAATTCGTTGCTGTGCTGTAGTTGCTATGAACAAACACGCAAGCCGTGTTATCGGCAGGAGCAAGCGGTCGCGCATCACCAAAAAACAAAACCAAACTGGTGCTGTTTGTATCCAAAATAGCCAACCAAAATGCACGCTCGCACGCCACCAACAGCCATTTTCCTGTACTACCACCACTACCCGTACCAGCGTAAGCAAAATGGTTTTGCCCAATATCAGCGTAGCCAAAATAGCCCGTACCAGTATTCAAATTACTCATGCGCTGATACGCGCCCAGTACGGCATAATTGTCATTTTCATTATTGATTTGTAAACAAAATTTCGTGGATTCAGGCGATTGACTACGAAAGACAGCACTCACATCATTCTCAAACGGCATCGCCCAACCAGCAGGCTCTTTTCGGCTATCGTCTGCGCCATAACCTGTTACCAAACAAGCTTTTAACAAGGTTTTCAGGCTGCCTGCAACCGCGTCTAATTTCGGCGCGTCCTTATCCGTGCTGCGATAGACTTTGGCAGGAATTTTAGTTGTTTGACTAAACATAATTTTTCCTTTTTATTCAATAATATTCGTGTTTCCGCGTAAGCAAGCTGTGAATTTATCCGCGTGGCTGGTTTTGTCAGCAGTCGGTTGAATCGCCCGAATAAACCAAATCCCCATAGACGTGGTGGACGTGTTAAAGCGCACGCAATTTCTCGTTTCCCAACCGCCTCCAAACGCCAAATTTGGCAGCGTAAAAAATGGCTTATTCGTGGCAGGATTCAAAGGCGCAAGGTCGCTTAATGTGTCGCTGGCGGCAATTAAGCCTAAGCGTTCTTCGTATAATTTGAATTGCGTCGGCGACACAAATTCAATCAACCAACGCCCATTAATCGCGCCGTCCGATGTTAATTTAATTGGATAATCTTTGACGTTTAATTTGGCTAAAATCTCATCGCCGATGCGCGTGTTTTGCCACACTTTTGTCCACGCTTGCTGACTGAATGGCTCGGTCGCGCGGACAAGTAAATCGCCTTTTTCGCCGCCAATAATCGCGCTGGAAAGATACGTTTTTTCAATCGGATAATTACGTTTTAAACCGTATTGCAGTTTCAGGCTGCCTGAAATATTCACGCCCATCAAACGGTTTTCTTCTTCATAAATCAAACACGCCGACAACGGCATCGCGTAACCCGACAAATCCAACGGCATCGCCCACACAAGGCTACCTGAAACAATATCGTATTGCGTGGCGAGAACGTGTTTGCCATTGGCATCCACCACACACACGCGGTCAGCATCGCTGCGATTAAGCGGAATGGTCGCGCCTGCGGTGTGTGCGCTGCCCAAGTCTTGCAGCATTTTATTTGTCAAGACAACCACATCGCCCACACGAAAAATAGGAACACGTCCATCTTGTGGCAACCGAACCGCATTGATGCCAATGTCCGTGTCAATCGGGATAGATGTCAGCGAAACCGCGTTGTAGCGCAATGATTCGGGCGGTACGATGGCATTAGCCGATACATTGAATAAACCTGTGTCATAATCAATGCTGCCTGAAAGTGTGCCTGTGATGCTGCCATCTGCTTGCGAATCGCCGCGCAATGTGGTTTCGCCAGTTTCTGCGTAAGCAATGAAACTTTCAGGGTTTATAGGTGCGATGGCGGTGCGTCCGTGAATTTGTTGAACACCGTATTCGCCTTGATGATAAATACCTGATAATACTTTGATATTCGGGCTGGTATTAGGCGCAAGATTGTTAATGTTGACAATGCCAGTCGCGGCATTCAGGCTGCCTACGACTGTCCCAGTGCCTTGATTGTAGTTCCAGTCTTGATACAACACGCCGTCGCGTTCTATTGTGAATTTGCCTTGAATTTCAAACGTCCACGAATTAAGCAAGGCAATGCGCGGAATCGCAACACCTTGTAATACATCAAAAGTTTGACTTGCGCTGCGGACGGTTTCGCCGACCGTGCGCGTTTCTTCACTGCTGACAAATTCCACCATCGCGTGTTTGGGCGCGACCACAACCGTTCGCTGAATCGTGGTGCTGCCTGCAACCGCCACATATCGGGGCGATGTGTCGGTTAGCGAAAATTCGCTGTAATTTGCTGTGTGAATTGGTTGTTTAAATGGTTCGGTTGGAATCACAATATCGCCTGTAACATAATCAATGCTTGCGCCATCAATGAGTCGTCCGTTTGTCATCAAACCGCCGTTGCCATTGTCGTAAATTTCGGCATGATTGCTGCTAAAATTTTCCATGTATTTATCCTGTTAACTCAAATAGTTGATGCGGTAAATGCGTAAACTTTTTTTCTTGGTGCAGACGGCGTAGTTGAAACCGTGGCAACCGATGATGAAACCCCCGAACTGATTGATTCACTTAATTTTTCTACTTCTTCCACGCGAATGCCAATCGGTAAACTGATTTTCAGGCTGCCTTTAGCGACCTTCGCGCCTGCGCTCAATGTCATGCGCGTACCATTGGCTTTGACCTCAACGGATTTGCGTTCACTTTGGGCAATGTATTGTTCAGCCGTCCAATCTAATACAGCTGCATTCAAATCAGTCGGATAAAATCGCCCCTCGCCATAATGCACATAACCACCACATGCGCCTGTGATGCTGCCGTTGCTGTCTTGTGCGGTGCGCGGCGTTCCGTCATGCCACGACAAGCGCAACGTGGACGGCTTCAAACGTGGCACTGGAATTTCAGGCAACCGAACCGCCGATGACATAGGTTGTGGCGCAATCACAGAACCTGCCATTTTGTCGCCCAGCGTTTTGTAAAAACCATCAGGCGACCACGACACCAACAAACCACTCCCCACATCAGGCAACACAGGCAAACTGATTTTCAGGCTGCCTGAAGTCGTGATTTCGCCACGTACTTCGCCTGTTTCATCGCGCAAACTGTTGTCCGAATAGCCTGTTAATTCGTACCACTGACCGCCAGCGCGATACGACACCCCCACGCTGCCACGTGCAGGCATTGGGCGCAACAGCAACGCAAATTCCGTGCTTTGATTGGTTTCTTTGATGGGCGAAGTGGCGGAATAGGCATAATTTTGATATTTCACGGCTGGCGTGGCGTAAATTCGCCCAATTTGTTGATTTTTAACGCCATAAATCACACCTTTTGCATAATCAATCTGTAAAATTTCGCCATTTGAATTTTTCAGGCTGCCTGAACCATCATCTACCCAACCTGTCAATTCTACTGATGTCGGTAATACGCCAGTATCAAAATACACATTACCATCAGACACATAAGCTGAACCAGCGTACACCACACGGCGTGGCGCGGTGGGAATCCACAACGGTTTGCCGCTAGCCCAATCGTCCGCCAACGCAGTGCTAACCGTGGACGTGGGAATTAATTTTTCAAAAATCGTGTCTACGTTGATTTCTACCGCGCCTTGTTTCAATTCTTTTTTGATGGGGCGAACGCCATAATATTTACCGCTATCAGATACTTGCGTTTTCAAGACTTCCACAGCTGGGGAGATTTGGGTGCGTGATGGCGATTTCACGCCTTGCAAATCCAAACTCAAGGCATTTTGCGTTTCCATTTCAATTACGCGAACTTGGAATGTGCCTTTGTCGTCTTCAAATGTTTGAATACTATGGGTTAATTTGTCAATACGAAAATATTCAAATTGCTGTTGTTTGTTAGCATCTACATAACCCAGCGCGTAGCGTTCGCCTACCAAAGGCAAAGGCGCATCTAAAGATTGATAGGTTTGTACTAAACGGCTGTTCCGTCTTTGTGTCCCCAGTAAAGTCATTCGGCTGGCGATGGTTGGATTAGAATACGCTTCAATGCGCGGCATGATTTCGGCGCGTGTTTGCGCGTAGTAATCAGCAGGACACGCGAGAATGGAAACGGCTGGGTCTTCGGGCGGTTCGCTGATAATCACGTTTGCGCCCAACAAAGCCGCCGCATCAGCACGGCTGACAGCTGCGTAAGCCAAACGCACATTGACGCGTCCACGCGTTTTGTCCAAATCTGATACCGCGTTGAAAAGTTCGTTCGTTGTGCCATTTAATTGAACGCCTGTCATTGCGCCGCCGCCGTCATCGGTATCGGTTAGGCGTTGGCTGGCGTAAAATTTTAAATCTTGTTGTGTGATTTCGGTTTTGCGTTGCATTTGGTTTCCTATTTTTTCAGGCAGCCTGAAGGACTACGCGTCCAGCGAATAAATTCACAAAATAAAATCTTCAGGCTGCCTGAAAAGGCATTTAAAAGTGTTTTAAACACGGTTTAAACCGTCATTAGCGCGATTTGTACCTGATATTTTTCCGCCCCCATTTCGGGGACGGAAAACGCCACAGGCTCAACACCGCCCAATGCGTTATCATGTAGCCTGAACGCTACGTTAAACTCACGCCCATCATAGTGGCGCATCGTTAAAGTTAATTCAGGCACATCCGTCCAATCGCGCAAAATGCGAACGGTGGCTAAATCCAACCAAGCCCATTCGCCCGACAAAGTAATTAGGCGACCATTGCGCTTGATGCCTTGCTGGATAATCAGTCCGCCGCTTAGTGTGCGTTCGGGTTCGGCTTGGGCGATTGCGTGCCATGCGTATTCATCTGTCCAACGCATATCGGGTGGCAGGCGAATGCTGGCTTGGTTGTCGTTGCGCGTTAAGATGATGTCGTCCATCACATACTCCGTTTGTTATCTTTTTGAATTTGTTTAATGAGTTCTTGGGCGATTTGTGGCATTAACTCTTTAATTAAATTTGGGATTTGCTGTTTAATTTGGTTATCACGCGCTGCCAGTGCTTCGGTTACACCACTAAAATCAAATTGCATACCACGCCAATCCATGTCGCTTAAATCCACCTTGTTTTCAGGCAGCCTGAACCGCATTTGTTCGGCTTCGCGCTGCAAACGTTCGCGTTCTTGCTGTTGGCGTTGCTGTTCGGCTTGGCGTTGTTGCTGCAAACGCTGTTGTTCGGCTTCGCGCTGTTGTTGTTGGCGTTGGGCTTCTTGTTCGGCTTCACGCTGTTGTTGTTCGCGCTGTTGTTCGGCTTCGCGCTCGGCTTGGGCTTGGTAAGCGGCTTGTTGGGCAGCAATGGCAGCCGCGTAATCGTCTTGCGCTTGGCGGTTGCCTGTTTTTTGCGCTTGGGCTTGTTTTCGCTTGAGCGCATTTAGTTTCTCTTGTTGCTCTAATTTTTGCACATCGCCATCACGACCTTGTGCGCGGAGCAATTCTTTCTCGGCTTCTTTGCGTGCGTTGGCGGCTTCGTCCGCCAGTTGTTGCATTTTTTGACGTGCTTTATCAATCGCTTGGTGTAAATTATTCAACGTGGTTTTGTCTAATTTTCTAGCGTTATTGGCTGCCATGAGTTCGGTGCGTGCCAAATGTTCGGCGATGTTTCCACCGTTTTCGGTTTCTTCGTTCAAACGTTGGACGGTTTGATTGATGTTGATGTACATATCCTGCACGCTACGCAGCGTGTTAGCCCAAGAAACCGTGCCAAACGTGGCATATGCGCCCATTTTTTTAAGCGTTTCATGGACTTTTGAGCCTAAATCCGACATTTTATGCTGGCTGAATTCGGCTGCCTTGCCCACGTTTTCCACATTTTCCACAGCTGCTTTGGCGGCTTGGCTTTGCGCTTGTGCGGATTCGGTCGCTGCTTGGGTAACTTGTTGATGTGCTTGAATTTGCGTATCGGCTGCTTGTTGGGTTTGCGCGGCTGCCTGAAGACTGGCTTTGCCTGTCGCATCAACCGTTACCGCATAGTTGTAGGCAGCGGCTTGTGATTGAACCCACGCAATAGCCGTTTGGTCTCCGCTATTGATTGCGGTTTGCGCGGTTTGTTCAAAAGCCTTTTGCAAATCCGCTTGCGTGGCTTGTCCGCTTGCTTTCACTTTTTCAAAGGCTTGCATCTGTTCGTTGGCAGCTTGCGCTAATGCTTCTTTGGTTTTGATGCCCAAGCGGTCAAATGCTTGGGCGGTTGGGTCTAACTCATTTTTAAGTTCTTGAATTTTATTCTTAACTTGGTTTAATGCGCTTTCGGTTGCTTGACCGCTTTGCTGCATGGTTTGCAGGGCATTTTCAGCTTGACGAATTTGCAATTCAATCGCATCACGACTTTGCACGCCCATCTCTTTAAACGAGACAGACACAGGGCTGGTCGCTTCAGCTATGTGCGCCATTTTCACATCAGCCGCCAACAGCGCATCTGCCATTTCGGTGGCGGACAACTTGCCAGCTTCGCCCAGTGACTGAATTTGCGCTTTGAGTGCATCAATATCCGCTTTGGTTTGCGCGTTTTCGGTTAGTTTGGCGAATGCTTGTTGCAAAACCACGCCCACATTCACACCGTTTTCAGCCAAACCGTCCAATTGCGATCGAATTGCGCTGAAATTCGTTAAGGCAGCCTGAAATGCAGGGCTTGTGCCACTTAATGCTGCTGTCAAATCCACACCCAGCGTTTCGGCGGCGGTTTGTGCCGCGCCTAACTCTTTACTGATTGCCTCTAGATTCAGTACAGCAGGGGTAGCAGCTTGTGTGATTTGATGAATTTGTTCGGCTGTTAAACCCGCTTTTGCACCTGTTTCTGCCAAAGCCTGCTTGAGCGCAGTCATGGCTTCGGGCGTATCCATGTCTTTCAAAGCAGCCTGAAAAATGCTCGCCATCTGCTTGGAATCGTTACCAAAACCTTGTGCCGCCAGTTTAAAATTATCCAAACTTCTACTGGCTTTCTCGCTAATACCCGTACTCATTTGCTCCACAGACAAACCTAAATCCAGCAATGCTTGACGATTTTTCGCAAGTGGCGATGTGTCATCTAAATTTGCATGAAATTTACCCAATTCCACACGCAATTTAGCAGTCTGCTCTTCGAGCTTGGTTTTCTGTTCTATCATGCGCTGATGCATGGCAATGTCAGTATCGCCAGAATTTTCAAGCTGCTTGAGCGTGGTATCGGTGGCGTTTAATTGCTTTTGGTATTGGCGATATTGCGCGGTTAATTGCTCAATGTATTGAGCTTGTTCTGCTGATGCTTTTTTATTTTCCGCATCTCGGATGGCAGCTACGGCTGCTGCCTGTTTTTCCAATTCTTTTTGTTCTGCCTGTAACTCTTTGGTGGTTTGGAAATATTTTTTCACGTCCGACAATTTGCGCTCGCTAAACGGGTTCAGCGCATCGGCATAGGCAATCGCCCGAGAAATCTCATCGCCAAAATCACGCACCAACGTGGATTGTTCGCGCAACCATGTGCCAACCCCATGCCCGACTTCAAACGCTGCCCACATTGCCATCGCGTTTTGCGCTGCGCTGGCTAGGTGCGTGCTTAATGCCGCCACGTCACGCGTTCTAAATGCGACAGCCAAATCTTTACTCATCAATTTGGCAGCGGTGGCAGTTTGGGTAATGGATTGGCGCACCCCGTCCACGCTTAATTTGGTTTTAAACAGGCTGGCGGTACTTTCCACGCCCACCAATTTCAGCGCGGTTTGTAAGCCACTTGCTGCCATTTTCGCGCCCAAAAACAACACCGCCATTTGACTCAAAACGGGATATTGCTCTGATACTGACGTAACCGCTTTGGCGACATCGCCTATGACATTCGCGGTCAATTGAATAATCGGCAGCAAGGTATTACCCAACTCAATGGCGGCACTGGCAATTTCGGCTTTGGCTTGATTCATTTTGCCTTCGGTGGTGTTGAGTGCAGCGTCGGCTTCTCGTTGCATTGCGCCAAAATTTTTGGTGTGGTCGGTGGCAGTGGCGACCGCTTCGGTATAGGTTTTCAGGCTGCCTGTGAGCAACGCCAAATCATCAGAATATTCCGCACCAAACATCTGCCCTAAAATCTCACTACGCGCTTTTTTGTCTAATTTATCAAGACGTTGTAAAAAATCATCTAGGGCGCGTTGTGGGTTGGCGGCGATGTTGGCAGCCATTTCTTCAGCCGATAAACCCAACGCGTTCAAACCGTCTTTGAAGTCATTCGTGCCGATTTTGGCGTTCTGCAATTTAGACAACAACGCATTAATTGCCGTGCCTGCCTCTTCGGGCGATTTGCCTAAGCTGACAAAAGTCGCCGCCAACGCCGCCGCTTCTTCTTTGAGCAAGCCAAATTGCTTGGCATTACCGCCCATTCGCATCAACACTTCGCCAATTTCTTTTTCTTTGGCGGCAGTGGTGTTGCCCAGTGCATTGATGGCATCGCCCAACTCTGCCATTTCGTTGATTTGCAAGCCGTATACATTGCTGATTTTAGCGGACATTTCGCCAGCCGCGTCCGCACTGATGCCAAAGGCATTTGCCATTTGCGCGGTCATTTGGGTAAACTGCGGTAGCTTGTCAAACGCCAAACCCATTTGTCCGCCAGCCGCCGCGATTTGCGCCAATTCATCGGGCATCATGCCCAATTGTCCTGCCATTTCTTTGAGGCTGCCTGAAAGCGCGTTAATTTGTTCGGGCGTGGCATCGGTTACTTTTTTGACTTGCGCCATTGCGCTTTCAAATTTAATCGCTTCGTTGGTTACATACGCCAAACCACCGCCAGCCCCCACCAAACCTTGAATGCCATTGGTCATATCAGCTAATGATGGCTTGGTTCTTTTTAAACTTTGCTCTAATTCGCCCACTTTTTGCGCGTGCAATTGAGCAGCACGCGCCAATTCTGCTTGCGATAAGCCACCGCTGCGCTTCAAATCATCAAATGCTTTGTCTAATTTTTGAATTTCTGCGCGTGCATGGTCGTCCACGTCCAAGCCCAGTGTGGTTTTGGCTGCGGCGATGCGCTGCATTTCTTGTACTTGTTCGCTGGCATCATCAACCGCTTGACTCAAATTGTTGATTTCTTGAATACCGTCCACGTTCGCGGTAATCTGAATACCTGCTGTGATATTGGATTGCGACATGATTTTTCTCTGAAAATGATTTTGCGGCAGTTATTTAAGGCAGCCTGAAACCCAGTTACCCAGTTTTCAGGCTGCCTGAAACGCCTATTTAAGCGTTAAACTCTTGATAAGAATATGGTACTTTGTTGCCATCAACCAATACCGCCGTTCCTGTGAATTCGGCTTTGGCGAAATCATCGCTTAACCAGTCAATTTCACTGTTTGGCGCAACCACCATGCTGGGAATGTGTAAAATAAAGTTTTTTTGACTGGCGGCGTTGTAGCCGTCTAACCAAAATTCAAAGTCATAATCCGTTTCGGTGCTGGCTTCAATCTGAATCCCACCGCCTGCACGGGTTTTGTACGACACTTTAATCTCTTCGCCCACATTAATTGAATCGGCTTCAGGCGACACTTTAATCCAACCCAAATTATCTTTTAATTCAATGTATTCAGATTTAACGGCTTGTCCTGCTGCGTTTTTGACTTTCACGCTGTCGCGGTCAATATTCTGTTTTGCCAAATCCAGCCATGCGTCCTTAGCGGTTACGCGCACCACTTCATCGGCTACGTTGGCGGCTGCCGTGTCCAATTCAATGGATTTACCCGACAAAGCCATCCCCAAAGTCAATTTGTTGAACGTGTCCGAACCGAACGCAATTTCGGTTGCATCTTTGATGGTTACGCTGTCCAATGCGTTGCCTGCGCTTTCTTTCATGCGCGATTTGCGGACTTTGGTTTCAGCTTTACTGGTTAATTTCAATGAAATCAAGTTGCCAATTTGCTCTTTCATGCTGCCCAAAATGCGGCGGTTACGAACATAGCCCGTCCCGACCAGCAGCAAACCATTATCATTGTCTTGTTTTGTCATGTGTTAATCCTTTGAATAATTAATTAAAATTTCTGTCTCAAAACGCAACGGATACAACGCAAAATTGTCATAATACAGCGGCTCAACCGCCTGAACTTCATCAAACGGCGTAATCGTCATGGGACGTTGGTCGGCGGTTTCAGGCTGCCAACCTTGCAAACTCGCGCAAATTCGGTGCAACATCTCGCCTGTGGCGATGTCCTCATGCGGCACGTCAACCGCACCATAAAATTGTTTAGCTAAAATCACACTAAAACTTAAGTGTTTCTTTTTCATGCGTTTGTTGCCAGCCGTTTGGTTAATCGGCGCGTAGCCGTCCAAACCCACGTATAACGCGTTGTCTATTGGCTGAATGTCGCGTTGCTCCAACAATTGCGCCAATTCTTGAATGGATTGAACCGTGTGAACATCAGGCAAATCCGCCAGCCGCGCCTTGAGTAATGGCAAAACAGCAAATAAATTCATCAACTTTGCTCCCATTGTTCGCGTACAAAATCGTGCAATAAATCCACAATATCCGCGCTATCTTGCGCCGACAACCCAAACATCGGACGCGCCACCATGCGTTTGGTGCCAAATTGATGATGCGGCGCGTACACCACATTTGTGCCGACTTGCGCCAAATTGGCTGTGGCATGGCGCGTCAAACTGCGCAACAAACGTGATGAATCACGCATTAACCGTTCTTTAGAACGCGGTTTGAGTGCCGCAACATAGCGTTTTTTGTTGCGTTGGCGGTAAATCGGTTTGGCGTAAGCGCGTTGGGTACTGGGTGTCCAGTTTGCCCAACGTGAGCCATCGGGCGCGGTTTTGGTTTCAAAGCGTTTACGCGTAGAGTTTTCCAGTAGCGTGGCAATACCACGCATCAACGGACGCGTGTTTTTCAGGCTGCCTGAAAGCTGGCGCAACGCTTGTCCGACGTTCCCTAAATCGTCAGAAGTGATTGTTAACATCTTTCCAGTCCTTTAATTCATTCGGGATAACAGCCATGCCACCACTTGCCTTGACTTCTTCCACGCCGTCTGCATCAAAACCCAAAATAGACGGATTTTTTATCAGCAACTTAAACCACGCTATCGCGTTGTCATAACGCTTTTGCACCACATCAGGAATGCCGTTTTCATACAAATACCAACGACATACATCGCACGTTTTAACCACCAACGCGTAAGGAACTGGCACAAAAGGCTGCCTGAAACCTGCTGCTCGCAAATAGCCGTTGACTTCCGCTTCAGCATCGTTGAGGGCTTTTTGCAGCACGTCAGGTACGATTTCGCGCTTGGCGGAGCGGTCGGTTAAATTAACCAGCTCACGCTCGCCAAAGCGTTGGACTAAATCGGCTTGAGTAATCAGGCTGCCTGAAACCGCATTCATCATCACACCGTCAAAATACGAATCAAATCAGGACGCAACGCAATCGGCAACGGATTAGACTGGCTACGCAAACTCACACCTAAATCATGGTTACCGCCCAATTTGTCCATCGTTGAGTAATAAGGCAAAGCTTTAGTATTGACAGCCGCCGCCATGTCCGCAGGCGCGAAATATTCCAGATACAATTTTTTGCCCACAGGAATCAAAATCGCCTGATTGGTGGCAATTTTCGCGCCTTTGCTACCAAAATTCCCTGTGTATTCAATGAATTTAACGCCATTGTGTTCAAATTCAATCGGATTAATGCCGTTGCTCTCGCGATACACCGCACCATCACGAAAGCGCGTGTACAACGGTTCAATGCTTTTGTGATACTTGAGTTCAGTTAAAAATTTTGAACCACACAAAGCCACAAACCCCGTAACCGCCGCTCCTTTGAATCCTTGACGCAATTCCGATAGCATGGTGTCCATTTTTAAGCCCACTTTCGTGTCATCTTTGCTCAAGTCAAAAGAGATTTCAGCAGGACGCTTCAAGCCAAATTTATCATATAAATCATGAATAACCGTGCCATCTTTGTCTAAAATTTTGCCTTGCAACGCGCCCAGCATCAAATGCTCACGTGTCATTTCTAATTTCAATTTGGCATTGTTTTGGTATTCGGTGATGACGTTTTTAAAATTGGTTAATTCGTTGCCGCCAAACTCGCGAACATCTTGATAATCTTCTGCTAAGATGTTGTCCGTTACCGTCAAATGCGTGGCTTCAAAATATTCGGCTTTTCGTTGAGACGCGTCGGTTGCCTCGCCGCCCAATTTGCCACGTGCCGAATTTTTAACAATAGACAAACCGCTTTCTTTGTATTCAATCATCGCCACTTTTTTCGTGCCGTAGTACGGTTCAAAAATCCCCAATTCGCGAATTTGCGTAGGAGTCGGCTCAATTTGATTGATGGCTGCGGTTAAATTTTGGGTGCTAAATGCACTGTTATGGGTTACACTCATTGTATTGATTTCCTTTTTAAATTAAGGTTTTGGTGTGCCACGATACATCACGCCGTAGTTATCGCCAGCTTTTTGCAAAGCCTCAAGCGCATCGTGATTGCCAACAGACATCACATTGCCCTCTACGTCAGAGTGCGCCTCAACAGCAAAGGCTGCCTGAATCTCACTCAGTGGCGTATATGCCAAATTGATGATGCAATTGTGCGGTTGAATTTGTACCGTGCCATTACGCTCATCAGTCAGCGCAACCAATTTTTGACCACGCAACGGATAATCCACCAGTTGACCAGCTTTTAAACCTGTTGTGGCTGGCACTTCAATTCGCGTGATAGATGAGACTTCCGCAATCAAAATATCACTGACTTTCAAACCTAAAACTTCCATGTTTAAACCCTTTTTAAATTCACATTAAAAATCAAACCATCGGATAACCGCCCAAAGCTGTGGGTTTGGTTTCGGCGGATAACTTCAGGCTGCCTGAAGAGTCGGGTTGATGCTTGTCTGCGGTCAAAGATTCGGGCAATGACGGCTTAGTGGACGGTGCAGTCAATTTCAAATCGCCCACCAACGCATCCAGTGCTGCATCATCATTCAACGACAACAACACGTTGTACGTCTGCTTGGTAATGCCAGCAAAACCATGCTCGGCTGCCTGAAAACCAGCCGCTGATAATTTTTTATCGACTTGGTTTTTCTTGAGAACTTTGGCTAATTCGGCTTTGGTTTCCGCCAATTCTTTTTTCAAATCATCAAATTGTTTTTGTTCTTCGGGAGTCATGTTGGGTGCATCCTTTGTTTGAGTAGGGGGATTTTTGGAATCAGATAAATGTAAATTAGGCGAAAATTCCGTGCCGTCCGACAACATCAAGGCAGACGTATAGGCATCTGCACCCACCGCCACAAACGACACTTCACGTACCATGCAATCACGCAACACCACAATTGGCGTGGCAAGAGTTTGTCCGTTAACGACAATTTCGCCTGACGTGATTTTTTCTTGTCGGGCGGATTGGATTCGGGCGGACATTTCCCATGGATAGCCTTCATTGGCGGTTTGTGCGACATGGTTGCCGTATTCGGTTGACAATAGCGTCCCTGTGATGTGCAAGCCCGATGTCCCTAAATTAAGGCTTGCCACACCTGTTTTGCGGTCGGAGTCGTGTTCCAATAGAACACCGATTGGGTTACGGTATTGGATATTGGACAAGTCCACCACATAACGCTCGCCATATTTGCTAAAAGGCTGTCCTGAATGCGCTACGCCTGTGAATTGGCGTGGCTTTTCGGTTGATGACGGCTCCGCGAATGTGGCGGATTCGGGTACGGATAATTGCAGTTGGACAATTGCCATAAAATGACTTTCTGATTGAAATGAAATAGTTGAAGTCATCATTTAATCACAGCCAAGTCAAATAGTTTTCTTGATTGATTTCAAACAGGCAGCCTGAAAACAAATAGACACAAAAAACCGCCCAAAATCGCATTTTTGACACGATGGGCGGTGCGAGGATTTGTCAAACATCACAGCACCCCTGTTTAAAACCTGTTTAAAATCGCTTCAGATTTTGACGAATGGGGGAAGTGGTTGTTTGGTTGTTTTAAATTTCAATCGCGCTAAATTGCACTAAAAACGCGATAAGTGATTTGGGTAGGTTTGGATATGAAAAAGTTTTTAGATGCGCTCAAACGCTTTAAAAAGTGCTTTAACGGCGATTTTTGAAATAGACAAACAAAATCCCACTTGAATTTCATGTTTCAAGTGGGAGTTTTTGGGGTTCAGGCTGCCTGAAAGTAATGTTGATTCAAGGTTTACTTTTCTTGCATTGCCTCTTCACGGCGTAATTTATTAAAACGTGCTACAAATTCTTGTGTTTCTTCTTCTCGGTACAGTTGCTCGGTCAATGCACCGCCTTGCTTACCAATTGGTACATCATTAATATTTTGATATTTAATCAAATTACCGTCCTTGTCGTAAGCGGTGTAGTAATTTTGCTCACTCATAGATTTGCCTTAAATTTTTCCCAAAGATAAGTTTTCAAAATTTTAATAGACTTACTTCCACTTGCCAAGTTAAATTTCAAGGCAACATCACTACCGTTTTGTTTCCAAAAGCTGCGACCTTCTGTACTCAACATCAAATCCGCAATATCTTCAACCTGCTTTAAATTTTCAGGCAGCTTTGCGCGTATGCTGTCAGGAATATCGGCATTAAAACCTAAACGAGCCCAAGTATAATAGCCATTGTGTTCAGGGTCATCAATATCACCAATTGCAAATGTTTCCAATCTATCAATACCTAACGATTGTGCTAACCGAATTTGCTGACGTAACGCAAAACTGCTAATACCTTGCCCTTGCTTTTCCTGTTTAATTTTTTGCAAATCAATAACCAACGATAAATTCCCATCATGTCCTAATCTCAATGTTTGATAAGCAGGTTTTTGATAAATTTCATCATTTGTGATTTTTATCCGCAAAATCACTGGAAATTCAGAAGTTTCACGTTCTGTAATCGTCAATTCACTTCCATCAATCGCTCCACTTAATTGAGCTAATTCTTCTTTCGTTAAAAAGGTTTTGTCGCCCAAAATAAACTCATCTTCCGTCATTTTGGCAAATGATACCTTACCGTTAAACATGGCTGATATTGGGTGCTGCTCAATTTTACCATCTACATATTGCGTAGTATCTATACTTAATTTGCGCTTAAACGTTTCTCTATATTTTTCGCCAGCCAAATCCTGCAAATTATCTAAACGTGCAGCATGATTGTGTGCAAAAGTCGGCGTAACATCAAACGGAATTTTGACGGTTTGACCTGTGCGCGGATT